AGATAGAGACTCAAGCTGATCAATAGGAAGATTCATGAGGTTCGCATCAATACGTTCGGCAATACGCTCTTCAGCCATTTCCATAGTAATGTAAAGAACATTTTGACCCTGAGATAGGTTTGCCCCAGCACAGTGACACATGAACAAAGACTTACCAACACCAGTACCAGCCATTGCGATATTCAGAGTCTTACGAGGCAATCCACCTTTAGTGATACGATTGAAGTAATCAAGATCAAATGGTATACGAACTTCTTCACGATGATAGAACTCGTAACGACCCTCAGCACTATCAACATAATCATGACCAACACTGCGGTCAAACGAGATGCCCAATGCTTCGGATAGGATATCGGGCAATGCGTTCTTGCTTAGTGTTTGGTGTTTACCATCAATGATATTGATAGATTCTAGGATAGCAAGGTGAATGGCTCGATCCTGACACCATTTCTCTGTAGACTGCATAAGCCAAGTTTCATCAACAGCTTCAACAGTCTCAAACATCTGTTCGACCTGAGAACTGATCTCGCCAACATCTACACCACGTAGGTCGGCTGAGTCCAGTTCAATCAGAAATGCTTCTCTGGTAGGCAGGTTGTTAAACTTAGCTACAAAGTTGCCGAGTTCTTGAAACACAAACGAAGTAGATTCAGAGAAATACTCAGCCTTCAGAAATGGTATAACTTGACGAGCGAAGTGCTCGTTCTGAATCAGGTTCCTGAGTATTGTCGTTTCCAGATTCGCTTGCATCTTCACCACCTATCCTATAGTCTTCTTTACCATCAAATGCAGACATAATTATATCTCTTAATATGTCCCCAGTTAGCATTTTAAAATCATCATCACCTTCAAGTGCAGCGGATTCCTCTTTAGGTTCAAGTACACCCATTTCGAAATTTAGCTTTGCATGATCATGCTCAGGGACTTCCTGAGCACTCACTGCACCATAACCTACAACTACATCCTTGTATTTGCCATCAGTAATACGCACGCCCCAGCTATCATAGCCTTCAACGTCGATTAACTCATAACTCGCCATTAGCAATCTCCTCCATGTCAATAGTAGTAACGCCACCGACACCAAATTGATATTGCTTCTTGATAAACTCTTTGAAATCAGAGTTAGCAAAGATTGGCTCCCAGAAAGATTCTTCTTGGGTGGCTTTCATACGAACCTTTTGACCCATCTCGCCAGTGCTTTGATCAACAGTAGCATACCAACCATTACTCGGTTTAATCACATATCCGCCAGCAAGGGCAACATCAAGTAGTCCAGAGTAATTAACGATACCGCCATCAAAAGTTACCTTGATTGGGATCTTAGATTTCTCCCGAACAAACCTTGACTTCTCTACGTTGATTACAAAGTCATACCCTTCAATCTCACCTGAGCTCAGTTTGTTTTGACGTCTACCAACAATCCAGATATTATCTGCAGAGTAGTAGATACCAGTACCGCCAGATACAATATCTTTAGGGAACAATCCGATTTCCTTATAGGTATGATTGATAGCAATCAAAGGAATATTCTTCATGGTTAGGTATGGGGTGGTCATACGGAATAGACCTTTCAACGCTTTTGCTCGAGACATGTCAGCAACTGACTTCTCATTCAATGCGTCTTCAAGTTCTTTCTTAGATGCTAAGTTACCAATTGAATCGATTACTACAATAACCTTTTCATCACGAGCAAGATTGTCAAGCTGACCGACAAGGTCAAACTTTAACTCTTCAACGTCTTTGATAGGGGTGTGTAGAACACGATTAATGTCGATACCGAAAGATTCAAAGTATGATTGCGGTGAACCAAATTCTGAATCATAGAAAAGCATTACGGCATCTTCATACTTGCGAAGATAAGCTGCAGCCATCTTTAACGCAAAAGAAGTTTTGAAGTGTTTACTCGGTCCAGCCAAGACTGTAAGACCTGAAGTAAGACCACCATCTACATCACCCGACAATGCGACGTTCATCATAGGAACGTCTGTCGGGATAATATCTTTTGTATTAAAGAAGGCTGAATCAGCTAGTGTATCGCTTTCTTTAATCTTCGAGTTTTTTCGAAGTTTATCCATCAAACTCATAGTTTATCTCCAATTAATGAGACCATATTATAACATATTATTGAACAAAAGTAAAGCGATATTTATCTCTTTGGTCTTTTCAAACGTGAGATAACACCTCTTTTCACTTGTTTGTATAATTCACCACGGCTAAGACCTTTATGCACTTTGATACTATTCTTTTCAGCAAAGGCTTTTAGTTCTTCGCTAGAAGCATTAGCTAACGCAACAAGGTCAGTTTGAGCATCAGCTACCGCTTTCAACTTTTTCTCGTTTACTCCGTCAACTTCTGGCTCAGCTTCAAGAATTTCTTCGGCTTCAGATGAAGTAACTTCAATAACAACGTCATCTTCAACAATAGTATCTGCTTCAACCTCAACCTCATACTCAGTAGTTTCTTCGACTTCAGCAGATTCAGCTGCATCAATTTCTGCTTGAATTTGTGCTTTAGTCAAACTGTCTGTTACGTCCAGACCCATCTCTTTAGCTTTCGCTAATAGTTTCTTCTTAGTCATTTTAGACCCTCGCCTTTTGTATTCTTCGAACCATTTCTTTTTTAACAAGACCTTTGTGTAGTTTAACTGACTCACTAGCACCCAACTCAATTAACTGAGTTCTTGTAAGTTCCATCAACTCTTCATCGGTTTGTCCCGTTTTTAAATCATTTAATTCGCTGTTACAAAATAAGTCTTTAATAGACTTCAAAAAGTTTAACATTATATTACCTCACTGTTACGATAAGCATACTCAATAGCTGAGTTTGCCTCTAATTTAATTGGTCGTTTTTCATACCAATTGCCTGTTTCTCGGTCCAATTCCCGCATAAGTATTTCAATCTCAGAGTCTGTGATCGGATAACCTTTGCGGATAGCATTGAATGCGAGAGAAACCATAAACTGGTACATCTTATGATACCAACCAGTTTCAGAAATGGTACGATACTCTACCAACATCTGCTTATTTACAAATGGGCAGTCGTAAATACCATTCCAGTTATATTTATTCTTATTCTCTAGCTTAGTTTTGCGATGAGCAATAACTTCTTTCTGTAATTCTTCAGGTAAGCGGTCGAGGAAGTTACTACCTGTTTTCTTTTCAACATAAGGATGCTTACTGAGAAGACTATCGATAACAATATCTTCACCAGAACGTGTGAAACAAAAGCTATACGATCCAGTATAATCTGCAGGGATATAGTACATCCTACTTAGATCTTTAGTTTGACGATCGGACAGATTACCTATCTCTGTATTCAAAGCATGCCAAAAATGTTTGATTTTGTCAGTAGAGATATCTTTATCTAACCTAAACACTAGACGAAACTTGGGTTTATCTTCCGTGCTACTAGCAGTAGAGTAACACATGTAATACCATTCAGGGGGAACGATCGAATCAAGTTCTTCTTTGAGGTCGCCTTTAAAATCATGCTCATCGACATCGACAGCACACCAACCTGCCCATGCGGTAACGTTTACATTTCTTCTAGTAGTATCTTCTTCGTAGACTGCTGGAGATACCAAGTACGCATTATGTTTACCATCTATCTTTTGTTTACTCAAACTAATGAATAACTCCTCAAACTTTGTCCAGTCCGAGAAGTCCATTCGCTTATGCGTTTTGTTATCAAAACGATTTTTAAATATAGTTAGTGAATACATACTGCTATTATACTATAGATGATAGTATAAAGTCAACAACTTTCTTTGTATCATCAACGTTTTCGTGTCTCATTTCTTTGACACATCCTTCTTCTTCACCAAATAGAGTAACCTTGTCGCCATACTTCTCAGCAATACGACTTACTTTAGTCTTTACAGTTTGGATGAATTTGTCACTTTGGTTTGACCCACGTTGCTCGTATCTTCGTCGCCTTTCCTCGTCAGATACAGTCAAGTGAACAATAACTTTGTCGTCAAAGCAATCGAAGAAACCTCCATTATTGAGTCTATCTCCCTCGCCAATTACTACCTCGTCACGATCTTCGCTATAGTATTCAATTGCTTTGGGTGCTACCGCCATTGATAGTCTATCTGTGCCAGAGAACGTCTCTCCTTCCTCGTACTTGCCTAGAACACGTAGGTGTCCAGAGGTATGACTATCGAGTAGATCGATTGGTCGATTAGTAACCCAATCATTATAGCGACTCATAAACTCTTTCATTACAGTAGACTTACCGCATCCTGGAAGTCCAATCAAATATATTAGTTTCATATTATACCTTTACATAAATGCGTCAAGACCCATTACCACTTGACTGTCTTCGTTAAACATCCAATTCAATCTATCAATATTCCCAGTTGATACAAACTCAGAATACTTAGACTTATTGATAACCCTAGTTTCATATACACGCTCGTCTAGAGTTTCCTCACGAGCCTGCCACAATACTTCCCATTCAATACCAGCCCAGTCATCT